ATCATCCACCCAACTTAACTGAAACCAGGATGAAGTATATGCATATAAAGTTCACTTTGCCAAACGTCAGTATAAAAAACCACATAAAAAATAGGGTGTGATAAAAAATACCGTAACAATAAAGCAAAGGATTATAAATTCCGTTACAGTTACAAATGATACTCAAGAAACAATTCCTTAGGAAAAACTTATTTACAGCCAATAAGTAAGACACTTATATGATATCAAGTTTTCATAAAACATAACTAGGCTAAATAGCTGCGCCTAATACCGCTACACTTTTGCCAGCCCATGTTTGCCTCCGGGTATTGACCCCTTCTCTACGCAACTTCAGTTCCCACCACCAACTTTGCGGCAGCTTTGTAGGATCAATGTCTAAAAGAATAATGGTGACCGATAAGAAAACGACTGAATAACTGCAAATTTTCGCTCAAAACCTTCCTGTCAGATCCATAGCGAATCAAGTGCTGAATGTCACAGTATCAAACAGAAAACAGTGACGATCTAACCCTTCAAGAATATTCTACGATTGTTCTGTTTAGGAAAAGCAAGGCGGGAAGTCGGGAGATAAGTCATTGATAAAGTGGCGGAGAGAGGGGGATTTGAACCCCCGGTAGAGTTGCCCCTACTCCGGTTTTCGAGACCGATGATACAGAGTCGAAAAATCAAAGAGTTAAAAATTTCTCTTGGAATAAATGTCTTAAAATTGTACACGAAAAATCAATGAATTACATAACATTAAAGAAGAATATTCCAAGCCTTCTTGAGGCTACCACCTGTTTTCAGGTGTCATTCAGACGTGATTTGCCCCAGATTGGGAAAGCACGCTTTTTTCTCAGCTATCGCCCTCTTATTTTGCCGTTACATTTCTTTTTGCACTCTAATGATTAATTTACAATAATAATATCGGTAATTATTGAGTAATAATAAATTGATTATTGCAAATGTAATTTAATTCCATCTTCGCGTTATATTCCAATCTTTAATCTCCGCATGGAACAAGTTGCATGCGTGACTATATTAAGACAACTTATAACCACCAAAACATTTGCTTTGCAAGCAAAAACAGTGACCATTGACTCTAAGAAAATTCCGATCTATTGTTAGGATCATCAAAGTTACTTAACAGTATTCCGAAATGAAAATACAAAGCAAGCTAATTGTCTTATTAAACATTATCATTGCATTTATATTATTTGAGCTTTTAGCTCAAAAATTTGGTTTGAGTACATTATTTTAAAGCAAGATAAACAATATCGGGCACTCTAGTTTTTATAATTAACAATTAAACGTCCATAAAATGTTATTTACTTTTCTTCGCTATTGTCATATCTTAATATAGTGGCTTACGCCACTCTACTTTCATCACATTTTGTACGTTTATGTACTCGCCATGAAGCTCTTTCATGGCGATTTTTTATTCTTAATCCAAGAACATACTCCCTACCTATAGCAAAATCACTTTTTTAACAAAAGAATAACGTATTTAGGTAATCATTACGAATTTACCCTATAGGTGCTACTGGCCATTCAATATCCGGTGCAGTTGATGTATCAACACGGTTCAGCAACACCCGATACTTTTTCCAGGCTTCCAGCAACGAGTTTTCTTCCTCCGTTGCGATCTCCAGCTCAACAACAGTCTGAACGTACCAGGAACAGCCTCCTTCAGGGCTTGAAGGATATCAATGTTCGCTTCCTGTTAACTGCCGGACAAGTGCAACCAGTTCGCTTACCTGATTTTCCAGAGTGCTGATCCGGGTGCCTGCTGTTGCCAGATTTTGACGTAGCGTTGTGTTTTCCTCTTCCAGCGCGGTAACGCGATCATCTGTTTCACGGGCGACCTGAACAAGTAAACCTGTCACGGCAGAGTAGTCAACATTAAGATAGCGCGTTTCTTCGCGTAGCTCGTTGCCGTCAACGGTCGGACCTTGCAACTCTTCACCGTAATGAGTAAACGATCCCACAGCTTCTGGTATCGCCTCCATTACTTCCTGTGCAATAACGCCAGCATAAGGCATCCCGTTGTCCTTGAACGTGTAGGTGTATCCGTTCATTTTACGGATTGCTTTCGTCGCGTCGCTGATAACGAGAATATCGTCTTTAAGGTCGCGGTCTGATGACTGATTCAGCGTTGTGCAATTAATAGCGCCATTTACATCAAACAACTGGCCTGCTGACGTTTTTTGCGCATAAAACAGATACGCAGCAGACGTTCCAACCTCAAAAACGTTTTGTCGATCACTTGATCCCCATACTTTTGCGGCAAATGATAGTTCTGTATTACCTAAGTTCTGTAAAACAAAACGATTGCCAGTCCCTGATTGCTTTGTAAGGGTTAAATCAACAGTTGAGTTAACCTCATCCTTGTTGATAGTGAGCGCCTGCGCTTTAGCCCCGTTAACAGCACCTGTTTTGAGTTGAACCGCGCCGTCATTACCATTTAGCAGTATCTCAGCTCCGCTAAAGAAATTTTTTAGCGACAGCATCTTACTTACGCCGACTGATGAACCCAACGCCCACGCGAGAGAATTACCGGTGCTATCAAACCCACGTACAAAGCAATCCATTTTGCTATAGTCTGACGTGCTTCCAAGGACATCAATTCGCCCTCCGCCAGATTTTACCGGGTTAGATGTGGTTAATGACCTGACAGCAAGATCGGTAGATGCATTGAGATCGTCTACTGTTAATAGTCGTTTCCATCCCTTATCAACCCCAGCCTCAAAGCTTCTTGCCCAAAATTTGGAGTTGCGACCGGCGAATTGTGTGACGTAATTACCGCTAAATTGAGCATGGAATCCGCCAACAACCATTGTTCCGTCAGGACCGCCTGCGCTCCCTGCTATTGGCTTAAACTTATTTACATTCTCTGTATGTTGAGTGCTCCAGTTTTGCCCTGTGTGAACAACCAATCCCTGATAAGAACTGAAGGTACCATCAAGGTTAAAATTAAAGAACTTACTGTTCCCTGAATTATTTATGTCCCTGACAACAATTTCACCAGAAGCGTTAGCGGCCCTTAGTTCAGTTTGATCGACAACCGGACCTCCTTCGGATTGTAATCTTTGAGAAACAAATGTTCTGTTTGAAGCGTCCGTACCGTACGCGGTGAAAGATTGTGTTGCTTTAATCTGACCATTGTTTACAAATATAGGAATAGTGACGGTAAAATTTTTGTCAAAACTCAGGCCATTTGTTAATGCAATCCTTTCTGACACCCCTTGTCTGAACGGAAGGTTGCTGTAGAAGCCATGTTCACCGCCAGTGAAGTCAAGAACATTTTTAACAAAGTTCTTGTCGTTATCCTCCGTTGACGTTGATACACCAAACTTATATCTAACCCCGTTGTCACCAATTACGTAGTCTTCTGTTGGAACCTTAACTTTTGCCTTGTAGCCAGTTTGCACAACGACAGGAAAAGCGCTTTTATGGATGTAGAAAGCTACATGCTGCGCATAATCTCTTTGCGACGCTTTAATGCAAAGTATCCCGAGTTCATTTTTTTCATAGCAAACAAATGACCCGTAAGCCACATCGCGAACGTCACTCCAGCCACCGCATCGAAAATATCCACTAAATGTATTGCTATTAAGCGGGTCTGATGATAAACGTCCTGCTGTTTTTATATCAATAGGACATGTCAGGTTGCCGTAACCTTCCATTGCGGATGTGTCTATTATGACAGGGTAGTATTTGCCATCCACTGCACCACCAGGTGCATTAATGGTCATCGCTTTTGTTAACCCACCCTCAGGGATTTGCAAATTAGTTTTGGCGTCATCAAGGCTATTTGCGCCAGTGCCACCATGAGAAACATCAAGTGGTATCCATTTTTTTGTGTGTCGCTGTAACACCCCCATGTTGATCCGGTTAAACCCAGGCGCATGGATTTATCATGGTTATATAACCATGTTTCGCTATTCCATTGGTCAAGACGGTCCACTTCATTTTTGCGAGCGTGGCGTGTCCATTGCGGGCCTGTTGTCGGACTCCAGCGATAGGTATAAAGCGAGCGAGTAGTCCATCCCTGAAATACACCTGTATACGCTGGAGTTCCATCTACCTGACTAATAAACCCCGTAAGACTGCTTTCACCGGATGCAATAGACGGGAAACCTGTTGCATCAGCCATGATGCGCATAAAGCCAATATAACCTGATGGATTTCCTGAGATGTCAGAGCAACCACGCGGTGATGATCCCAAACCGATGTTAGTACCAACAATACCCTGGGCCTGGTTGCGATAATTAAGTGCGTCCGCCGCAGATTTCGCCGCGTTTGTTTCACTGGATTTAGCATTAGTTTCGCTGGCTTTAGCGTTTGTTTCGCTGCTCTTTGCTGCTGCCTCGCTATTTTTCGCGTTGGTTTCTGATTTTTTGGCTGCTGTCGCGGAGTTTGCCGATGCAGTTTGTGAGTCTGCTGCCGCCTGTGCGCTGTTATCCGCATTCGTCTCAGACGTTTTTGCGGCCTTCGCGGAATTTCCTGCCGCCGTTGCCGAGGAAGCTGCACTACTGGCACTTGATGATGCGTTCGTTTCTGATGATTTCGCTACCTCTTTTGAGGCCGCCGCATCCCGGGCTGAGGTGGCAGCTTCTGACGCTTTCGTGGTCGCGGTGGATGCAGAAGTAGCTGCAGATTTTTGTGACACTGCAGCATTCGTTTCTGACGTTTTCGCCGCACCGGCACTGGTGGCCGCCGCGCTTTTTGAGGACTCTGCAGCGGCAGCACTTTTTGATGCTTCAGTGGCCTTTGTTGATGCCGTTCCTGCGCTGGAAGACGCTGACTGAGCCGACGACGCGGCCTGTCCGGCTGACGTGCTGGCTGCGCGTGCTGAGCCTGCAGCATCAGTCGCATGGGTTGCCGCCTCACGGGCTGATGTGCCGGCATCGCTGGCTGACTTCTTCGCGGCTGCCGTGTTCTGTGCCACTGCGGACGCGTTACGCGCCACCTCTTCCACCATCAGTTCAAAGCGGCGCAGTGCCTCCGGACGGGCATCATCCTCCGTCATGGCACCGAGAAAATCATTCAGCGTACCCGGTTGTGAGTCTTCATACACGGTGATGGTCCCGGCATGCGATGGCGGGAAGCCTTCCACCATCAGAATAACGCTGTACTGACCGTACTCAACGTCCATGCTGTAACGCCCGGCTTCATCCGGATTTTCTGAGGCCACCGTGTTCACCACCACCGTGGTGCTGTTACGTTTTGCTTTCAGCTGGATTGTGCAGTTCTGTACCGGTTTACCTGCACCGTCTTTCAGTACACCTGAAATCTTTACTGCCATATTCACCCCACAAAAAAGCCCGCCTGAACCGGCGGGCTGTCATAACACTGTGTTACCTGGCTAATCAGAACTTATAACCGACACCCACGATGAAACCGTCAGTGCGCCAGTCGCCACTGCCGGAGCCTTCATAAGCAATATCAATGGCCACGGATTCGGTCGGGTTAAACTGCACGCCAGCCCCCCACGCCAGAGACGTGTTGCTGCGGCGACCGTCATCACTTCCGGTCAGCACTTCGTGCGTTTTCCCCTTGTTGTCAGTTACGCGGAGATAATCCCCGGAGAAAGTCGAAATACGGCTGTAAGCCACACCCGCCATCGCATACGCGCTGAACCATTCATTCACGCGCACAGACGGCCCCGCCATCACGCTGAACCAGCGGTTACGCACGGAATCTTCATGCCAGCGGGTATCGCTGTAATGAGTCAGCTGGCGATTCTTGTCTTCTGCATAGCTGAATGACGTCACCATCCCCAGCGTGTCCGTAAACTCATAACGGTATTTCACGTTAATCCCGTTAAGATCATCACTGCCGGGAACGTTGGTCCGGGCATGAAGATACCCCGCGCTCAGCGTGGACTGATGTTCAGACGCCCATGCAGGCGCACAGGATACGGCCAGACAAATGGCTGCGGACAAAATGGCGGCATAAAGTTTACGCATAATTACCTCTCGCTTTTCTGCAATAAAAAAGGCGTCATTTCTGACGCCCGTTATGGGTTATAAAATTCAGCTGATACTGATACCTGCTGTGGATTTCTTCATCACCACAACCAGCAGATCGCTGATACTGGTTGTTGGTGTCCAGTTATTCGCTCCTGATGAAGATACGGTGAATGTCAGTGTCAGTGTCCCCTGTCCGGCAGGCATATCTATAACTGAAGAAAATACGCCCTGAGCATCCGTCGTGGACTGATTAAAAATCTCCTGACCATTGCGGGTCACTCTTAACCGGCAGGTTGAATACCAGTATGACTGTTGGTTATTACTGTTGAAATTCTCATGCTTACCACCGCGGAATAACACTGGCGGTATCATGACCTGCCGGTCAAATTTCTGATCATCACTGATTCTTACCGTGATGGTGCCGCTGGCATAACTGTTCGTGCGGGGGAAAGACTTGCTGACCGTTTTGACAATATCGCCTTCAATCTGGTTGGCTGACAGTTTCCCCTTAATCTGACAGTTCTCATTTATCGTGACGTTGTTGAGCGTCCCGGAGTTCGCATTCACACTGCCACTGATATCCGCATTTTTCGCCGTCAGCCGCCCGTCCGGTGTCAGGGAAAATGCCGGAGGATTGCCGCCGCTGGTAATGGTGGGGGCCGTCAGGCGTTTCAGGAACACATCGTTCATGAATATCTGGTTGCCCTGCGCCACAAACATCGGCGTTTCATTCCCGTTTGCCGGGTCAATAAACGCGATACGATTGGCGGCAACCAGAAACTGGCTCAGTTTGCCTTCCTCTGTATCCTCCATGCTGAGGCCAAGCCCCGCGACATAATGCTTACCGTCTTCGGTCTGCTCAATTTTGACGCCCCACATGGCATTCCATTTATCACTGGCGTCTTTCCACTCTTTCGAAAACTCATCCAGTCTGCTGGCGTTATCCTCCGTCAGGTCGACTTTTTCCAGCAGCTCTTTACCGAGATGGGATTCGGTTATCTGGCCTTTGAAAAAATCCAGGTAACCTTCCGCATCATCGCTCGCCCGACCGACGGCTTCCACGAATGCCGATTTGCCAACGGTGTTCACACTGCGAACGTAAAAATAATAATCATGGCCCGGCCTGATATTGATACTGGCAGCTATCCAGTACAGCGCCGTGCCAAGATAGCGGGCTGTGGTTTCAACCTGCCTGATATCCGCAATCCGTTTTTCCGAGAACCAGAACTCAAACTGTACCGTCGGGTCATAAACCGCAAGATGCGGCGTGGCGGTTATCTGAAAATAGCCCGGTGTCAGCTCAATCCGAGACGGCGCTGCCGGTGCGGCAATCCGGAACGATACCGATGCCGGATCGCCCTGCTGTCCCCACGCATTTACCGCCCGGACTGTCAGCCTGTAGTTCCCCAGCGCCAGTTGCGTGAAGCGGTATGTGGTTTCCGTCGTCCGGGCCGTGCTGACCAGCCGCTCACTGCCGTCATCCGCTGCCACGGTCAGGCGAAGCATAAAGCTCACCCCCTTCACCACCTTCGGCGTGTCCCAGCGCGCCAGCACCTGATATTCCCCGCTGTCTGCGGTGACTTCGGCAGTCAGTTGCTGCACCGCTGGCGGCGTGACACCATTCACCGTGCCGCTCTGGTCGCCGTCAAAGTGCGCCCCGTTATCCACGATGGCCTCTTTTTCCGG